CCGAGGTGTAAGAAGTTCATCAAGGCGCTTCGCGGTGCGTGGCAGTTTAAGAGGATGCAAACCTCGAAGGAGACGTACTCTGACCGTCCTGATAAGTCAGAGTATTCACATATCGGGGAGGCAGGGGGTTATTGGCTCGTGTCTGCCGGTGAGGGCGCGCGGCTTTCGTTTGGGGAGAAGGGGCGCCGAGGGTCGAAGCTCATCACTCCTCATAATGATTGGAACCCTATTACGGGTCTCGTAATACCCTGATGGACTTTTCTTTAACGCCAGATGTTCGATACCGCCAGTACTATGTGATTTTCCAAAAAGCGCACGCGCATCGATGGTGGAACCGGTGGTTTACGGTACCTGGGTTTGAGCATTGTTCAGTTCTTGAGGTCATTCTGACTGAGGGTAAAGGGTTGGCGGCAGGCCCATGCTGCGTGCATACCGAGACTTGTTTTGGCCTTACTGTTCAGCGAATTTGGTGGGAGGACGCAGAGAAACTGGCGTCAAAGCTACTTGCGAATAGGGGTGTGACGGCGGTGGCGAGGTTGGAAGTTGACAAAAAGTACGCAAAACGCTATATTCCTTTTGGGATGTTTACGTGCGTGACGATTGTGAAGTCGATTTTAGGAATTCATAATTGGCGCGTGCAGACGCCACAGAGGTTGTTGAAGTATCTTGAAGGCCAGGGAGCTTTGGTTATGCGGAGGTAAGCTATGGGTGCTGTGGGTGCTGTAGTCGGGGCGGTGGCCGCTGCCGTGTCAGCCGGGACCGCTGTGGCCGGGGCAGTTCAATCGAGCAAAGACCGTAAGACGCGGGACCGCGAAGCGGAGGAAGCTCGAGCGGTTCAAGCGAGAGAGGCTCAAGCGACGCGTAGGCGGGCCACGAAAGAGAATCGTCGACGCGCGTCGGTGGCTAGGACCATATCAGGTGCGAACCGACAGGGCTCACTCTTTCCGAGTGATTTTGCGCCGAAATCTCCAGAGAGGTTGGGTTAATGCCCCGAGCGACACCGGAAGTTCTTGCGCTTCGGTTGAGTAAAGCGCTGTCACGGAAGGCACAGTGGCGCCAGCTTTACGATGATGCAATGCGCCTTTCGATGCCAAACCGAAATACGTTCACTCAGACTTCTCGGGGCGGGCGCAAAGACGACCTCGTTTACGACAGCACTCTTTCACTTTCTCGTACTCGGTTCGCCAATCGTCTTCAGTCGGAGTTGTTTCCGATTTTCCAAAAGTGGGCCGACCTTGTACCAGGCCAGTTCATTCGGGTTTCGCCGCAACAGTTGAAGAAACTCAAATCGGATTTGCGCGAGATTCGAGACGTGATGTTCGCGGTCATTTCCGTGTCGAATTTCGACAGCGTTATCAACGAGTTTCTTCAAGACTTGGGGTTGGGCACTGGCGTTCTTCTTGTGCTTGAAGGTGATGACGCAGTTCCTATTCGGTTTGTGGCGGTACCCCTCTCTCAAATCGCGCTTGAAGAAGGGCCTTGGGGTTCGGTCGGTGCTGTGTTTCACACTCAAAAGGTCCCGCAGGGATTGCTGGATTCGATGTACTCAAATTCGATATTCAAGGAGGACCCGAAGCCTGAAGGTTGGGATAAGACGATATCGGATGCGCCACAAGATGAGATTGAGGTAACCGCGATTACCTATTCCGATTTTGTTCGCAACGCGGGTGGAGGGTTCGATTGGTTCTACGACGTGTACGCGAAGGTGGACGTGTCGGGCATTCAGTCGAAACCACAAGACCTCGGCGTTCGAATTGTGAGCGACCAGTTTGACGACAACCCTTGGATTATAGGGCGCTGGTCTAAGCTACCCGGCGAAGACTTTGGTCGCGGACCCATCATCGAAGCGTTACCCGACGCCAAGACGTTGAACAAGGTCGTTGAGTTGGTCCTCAAGAACGCGGCGCTTGCGATTTCGCCGCCGCTTACAGCGGTCGACGACGGCTCGTGGAATTTGAACATCGCCGTCATCAGGCCGAACGTCGTTATTCCAGTGGCGTCCAACGCGTCTGCGGGGGCTCGGGGGCCTTCACTTAAGGCGCTTGAATTGCCGAGTCGATTCGATGTGGCCAATTTGGTCATTGAGAATCTGATAGCCAAAATCAAGAAGGCGATGTTGGACGACCAGCTTCCCGCGGAAGAGGGGTCGATTCGGTCTCCTACAGAAATCGTTGAGCGGGTCAGGCAACTCCAGCAAGATATCGGTTCACCCTTTGGCCGGCTGCATAGCGAAGTCCTCCGGTTGTTGGTGCAGCGTATACTCAACGTTCTCATTAAGAGCGGGGTGCTCAAAATTCCAGGTGTGGACCGGGTCAACGTGGATGGGTCGGGCGTGGAGGTGAGGGCTGTCTCGAAACTTGCGAGAGTTCAGAATCTCTCTGAGATTGAAGCGGCCGCGCAGTGGATTGAACTTCAGCAGATGCTTGGAGAGCGCGCCGTTGAACTGAATGTCAATACCGAAGGCTGGGGTCAGTGGACGGCCGATAAGCTCTCGGTCGCCCCTGAGGTGGTCCGTAGCGAAGAAGACCAGCAACGTATGCTCGACCAAATGCGTCAAGCTGAAGCGGCGGCAGCGGCTCCGTCACAAGGCGCAGATGTTCAGCCGCCAGCGCAAGAGACACTGCCAGTAGCGGCATAACCTACCAAGGAGAATCGGAATGGGACAGGGAATCAGTGCGGATTTGGCCCGCGCAGTGCGGGGTGGTCACTCGGCTTTTGGGGGAGGCCAAGACAATCGCGGGTTTATCGACGGTGACCCGGACCTGGAAATGCTCCAAGAGGTCCATGAGGACCAGTTGCGGAACTACGAGGCGAACAAGGACATCGCCGCGTTGTTTTCTAGCGACCTCGGAAGGAAGGTGTTACAGTTCTTCAAGAATCGGTCGCTGAACTGTATACAGTTCGACCCGAATTCTCCAAACCCCGAACAGAATGGTTTTTTCCGGTCGGGTGAAGCTAATTTTGTTTTGGTCATCCTGAACGCGATTCGGAAAGCTGAGGATGGACCGCCCCAACCGCCCCCTGAATTGTTGCAGGACGGCGAAGGAGAGCTTGATGAATGATGAAACCAACCCAGAAGTGCCCGAAGATGAGACTCCGTGGGTAGCTCCTTATGGGCTCAGCGACGTTAAGCACGTCGAGTGCCGTAACGAGGACGGCGCGGTGGTCCGGCGTTAGGTAACGGACGAACACCGAGCAGAGGCGGTCGAGTTGACGTATTCAGGCGCTCTTGACTGTTTCAAGATTGGACTCCAGCACGTCGCGCCTGCGCTACGCACCCACGGGGGTACTTTCTTCTCAATCGTTAAGAGGCTCCAAGAGGAGCTCAGTACCATCGACGATGAAATGTCTCGGGTGGCCATTCGTAACTTGAAGGCTATCGTTTCTGGGAAGCCGAATCGCCGATGTATTCTCAACCTCGATGTTGTGGTCGCGGAGAAAGAAGCGCGCGATGGGACGGCGCCCGAGACCGAGCCCGAGACCGAGACTGAGCCCGAGCAGGCAAAGCCGAAAGCAAAGCCGAAAGCAAAGCCGAAAGCAAAGCCGAAAGCAAAGCCGAAAGCAAAGCCGAAAGCAAAGCCGAAAGCAAAGGCCAAAGTGGTTTCCGAGACTGAGCCCGAGCCTGAGCCCGAACCCGAGACTGAAATCGAAGATTAGATCAACGCGCCCTACCAAAGGAGAGAGATATGTGGTGGCCAGTTAGTGTTGGCGACAAGCAGTACCGCGTCTTCATGGACGCTGATGACGGCCCCGCTCCAGGTGGGGGTGCGGACGATGACGACAAAGACCTCCCCGACTTTCTGCAAGATAAGGGCAGAGCCGATGACGACATCGCCGGTGACGAAGGCAAAGGTCTTGCAACGAAAAAGAAGCCAGCGGCGAAAAAGAAAGAAGACAAGCCGACCGGCGAGAGGCCCTCAAACGTACCCGAGAAGTTCTGGGACGCAGACGGTAAGGCGATTCGTACGGACAGCCTTCTTGAGTCTTACGCGGAAGCTGAGTCGGCGTTAAGCAGGTCGCGTGCAGAGAAGAATGTCCCTGAGTTCCACGAAGGGTATCTCGACACTTTTACCTTCGACGCTGACGGGAACTTTCGGTACAGCGACGGGGTTGACAACCTCCCGGCGATGTCCAAGGACGACCCGACGTTTCAGGGCATGTTGCAGTCTTTCCACAAGCATGGGTTGTCGGGTGACCAAGCGGCGGGCGTACTCAAGGACTATTTTGCCGTGGCGAATGCGGTGACCCCTGAGCCTTTCGATAACGAGGCGTTCGTCGCGCAAGAGCAAGAAATTCTCGGCAAGAATCACGAGCTCCAGGTGGAGACTGCGCAGGCTTGGGTCGAGAGCCTTCACGCTCAGGGCGTCCTGAATCTCAACGAGGCGAAAGCCCTGCACAACCGTGTGGGTGAGAGCGCTCACGGCATCATGGCCATCAATAAGCTCCGGGCACTGGCCACGGGAGAGGCGCCCATTCCGGTTCACGAGCCAATTCCTGAAGATGGCACCCCCACGAAGAAAGAGTGGTACGACATGAAACTTAGCCCCCAGTACCAGACGGACGCGAAGTTCAAGAAGGAAGTCGATGACTTGGTCTTGGTGGTGTTCCAAGGTACTGGGAACACCGACTTTTCGGGCTTGGGCATATCTGCCATAGAGGCAAACGAGATTCGGGCGCGGCTCGCGAAAAACAAGGACAGTTGACAAAACGTTCCACCCCCTGCTATAAGGGGTTTAGATAACGGACCCGAAGGTTCGGATAATCCCTCTGCGGACCCGGCTTTCACTTTCGGCTAATCCGATGGCTGAAGTGAAAATGTGAAAGGGTTCGCAATGTCGAAATTTCTTCCAGACGCCGCGATTGCTTCTTTCGACTCTGACGTGAAGCTGGCCTACCAGACCGGCTCCAAGTTACGGCGCTCGATTCGAGTCCGTACCAACGTTGTCGGAAGTACGCATCGTTTCCCGAAGATGGGGAAGGGTATCGCAACCCGGCGCACCTCGCAATCCGACGTTCAGTTGATGAACGTCACCCACACCAACGCTACCGCGACGCTCACCGATTGGAACGCTCCTGAGCTCACTGATTTGTTCGATGACATCAAGAACAACTTTAGTGAGATTGCAGAGTTGGCCATTACGGAAGCGCAAGCGATGGGCCGGCGTGAAGACCAACTCATTCTCGACGCCCTTGACGCCGCGAGTACAACGCTCACGGTGGCCGATACTGTCGGGGACACAACGGACCTCGATACGGCGAAAATTCGCAGGGCGAAATTCCTCTGGACGACCAAGGTGTTCCAGGAGGCGACAGAACCTTCATTCTGTCTGCGCGGGGCCTTGAGCAAATGCTCGGTGACTCAGACGCGTCTACCTTTGATAAGAATGCCATCAAGGCGCTTTTCGAAGGTGAGATTATGCACTGGGTCGGCTTCGACTTCATTATGATGGAGACTCGAACCGAAGGCGGCTTGCCTTTCTCCGACCCCGACCGGACGAGCTATGCGTACCATCGCTCCTC